AACAACAAGCAAAGGAGCCGAGCATGAGCGTATTCAACCCACCCCATTTCCTGCGTCACATTGGCATGCCGACGCTGCGCGAGTTCACGGAGGCCCATGTTCTCGGCCCGCACTTGACGCTGGACTGGACGCAGGAAGAGGGGACGCTGCCGGCCATGGTGAGTCAGGCGGTTGAAGCGCTGGCCACAGAATTGCCCATCCGCGAGATGACGGGCGAGCAGCGCAAGGCCATCGCCGATGCGTTGGGCTATTGGTACGACGACCTGCGCCGCTGTCATCTGATGGCCAACCCGCTGGCAGCGGAGGAATTCCTGCTCAAGTGCGCCGAAGACGAGGCGGTGCTGACAGCCTTCGCTGACCGCGACGACCGTGAGAAGGCGATGTGGATGTTCACTTTCCGCGACGAGGCCTTCCGCCAGACCGAACTGCACCTGTCCTTCCTGGCCAAGACCAACGGCAAATACTGGAAGAAGCACCGCATCGAAGCGGGCTTGGACCCCACAGCGGATCGGGCAGCGCTGGAAACCTTCAGCCAGGCGGTGGCCGACATCTACAAGAAGGCCGGTGCCGGCAAGGCTACACACATTGAGGTCAGCCAGCGCGAGCACCACATCCAGATCACCCTCTACGTCGAAGGGCCGGTGACCGCCCTGGCGCATTTCAGCCAGAACCACTTCAGCCGCATCACCACCCGCATCGCGCTGGAAACGGCGCTGCTGTACGACCCGCAGACTGGGCTGGTCGAAACCATCGTCAAGGGTGGCGCCAAAAACCACAAAGCTGTGCTGCAGTTGTTCGGTAAACACCTGGTCGGGCACGAGATCAAGCCGGAAGAGATCGAGCCCAAGCGCTACCGCCTCAACGCACTGCGCGATGGACTGGACCCGTTCGAGGACTGGGGACGCTATGGCATTCGCAAGGTGCGCCTGCGCCGCGCCCAGTTTGCGCCGATGAACAGCAGCGGCCAGCACATTCACTTTGAAGCGTCGGAGGCCGAATCCGAGCCCGACGCCTTGGCACTCGCCCGTGCCCGCCTGAAGGTCAGCCACGCTTTCGAGGCCGAGTACAACCTGGACGGGGCGACGCTGATGGTCTATCCCACCGAAAAAATCCGCCGTGGCCATTTCAGCTTCAACGTCTTCTCCTCGGGCTCGTCCACCATCAAGAACCTGCCAGCCAAGCACCTGCCCATGGCCCAGGCGGTTCTGCGCGCCCTGAACGTGGTCGATAGCGATGAGCCGGTGCCGACGATCACCCCGGAGCCCGAGGCTGATGAGGCTGCGCTGGCGGTATGAGCACAGCCCAGATAGAAGCGACGGCGCTGATGTGCCGGTTGCTGGAGTTCCCTGAGCAGCAGATCAATGGCAAGGCGGTCTTCGAGGGGGAATGGTCGAGAGCCGCCAAGACATTGATGGAGGTGGGGCTGCTGATCAAGGACTACGATCTGCCGTCGGCGACCTGCTACGACTGCTGGATGGAACTGGCACGGGTGGTCGATGATCCCCCGAAATCCTACGCAGTGTGTGAGGGTCAGGTGCTGCAGATGTGTCCGGAGTGCGGTCCCATCGTAGCGCCGGCCTATGTGCGCCAGATGTATCGCCTGGCCTTGCCACGGTTGATCATCAAGCTCCTGGTGGGCCTGGACTTCAGCCCCAACGGAATGAAGGCCATCGACAAGGACACCTTTGCGGACGAACGCGCCTGGCAGCTGTGGCGGCTGGGTACCAGTACGGTCAAGCGCGGCAAGGGTGTGACCTGGTACTTTGGCCGCCAGCTGCACCAGGTTGAAGTGGCGCTTCGTCTGCGAGAGCAGATCGCGGCCGATCAGGCCTTGCAATCCTGCGTGATCCTGACCAGCAGCGAGGTGCCACTGCCCAAGGCTTCGCCGCTGACGGGTTTCGATGTGCGCAGTCTCATCACCGTTGGCCAGATCGAAGCGCACAGCTTCGCATTCTTTGCGGATCGCCATCCTGCCCCTGGCGTACAGCGTCTGGACGAGGCCGCACCGGGGACCACGCTTCGCTATCTCGCGCCCGATGGTGTGGTTTACATCGACGGCGAGGCTATCAAGCTCGAACCGCGTGAGCGCAAATTACTGCTCGCACTGATCGATGACCTGGACCACGAGATGGACAACGCCGGCCTGCGCGACAAGGTCGGTTCGGTGGCTGAGAAATTCAGCCCCAGCAAGGTCTTCGACCGCAAGCCCCGCGTCTATCGCACCTTCATTCGCTTCCTGCGTGAAGACGATCGCTATCAGCTGCAGATTCCCCCAGAGGACCGTAGCTGGCTGATCTGATCCTCCCCATTCCCGTATCTGACACCTGAGAAGGTGCCGACCCTGAGCCCCGGATCGCCCGGCTGGTTTGTCCAGACTGGGCTTTTTTGCGTCTGCAGCGCAGGACGGCCGTTTCGCAGCGGATTCCGCAGAGCGTTCCGCAAGTGATTCCGCAAGTGATTCCGCAAGTTTTGCGGAACGTGTTGCGGAACGCTGTCTGGACTGGAATCGGCGTGAACAGGGGCTTTGAGAAGGTGATTCCGCAGAAGCCAATGTGAGTTTGCGGAACCAGTCTGCGGAATCTGCGGAACGGGTTGCGGAATCTCGGCTGGGAAAGTTTGCAACAAGGCACGGCGCGCGACGGGCCGAAACCCGCAAACCTTCACAGGAGCATTTCCATGACCAGCGATACCCTGAATACGGCCCTCGCGGCCACCCCACAACCGGCTGCCACCGTCCTCGACATCGGCAGTCTTCCCCTCCAACTCGAAGACCTCACCCGCGAGCGCATCAAGGCGCTGCCCAAGCCGGCGCTGCAGGAACTCTCCGTCCTGCTCGCCGAAATGGACCGTGGCATTGGCCACGCCCGTGAGCAGCTGACCGCCGCGCTCGATGACCTCTACGGCGACGCCGCCCGCGCGCAGCTGCTCGACGCCGGCAAGGACACTGGCACCACGCACCTGACCGACGGCGATCTGGCCATCACGGTCGAGATCAAGAAATCGGTGTCCTGGGATCAGGATGAACTGGCCGCCATCGCGCAGCGCATCGCCAGCAACGGCGACGACCCGGCCGAATACATCGACGTGAAGTATTCGGTGTCGGAGCGCAAGTTCGCCGCCTGGCCCGAAACCCTGCGCCGCCCCTTCGAGGCTGCCCGCACCCTCAAACCCGCCAAGCCGGCCTTCCGCCTGGCAATCGTTGGGGAGGGCAAGTGATGGCACTCCCAATCATCAGTGCTGACCAGCGCTTGTCAGAAAAACGCTGCGCCAAGGTCGCCCTCGTGGGCGTACCCGGTGCCGGCAAGACCTCCCAGATCCGCACGCTCGATGCCGAGCGCACCTTGCTGGTGGACACCGAGGCCGGCGATCTGTCGATTCTCGACTGGGCGGGCGACACCCTGCGCCCGCGCACCTGGCCGGAGTTCAAGGACCTGGTGGTGTTCCTCGCCGGGCCAAGCCCCAGTGCCTCACCCGAACAGGCCTTCTCGCAAGCGCATTTCGACCACGTCTGCCAAAAGTACGGCGATCCGGCGCAGCTGGCCAAGTACGACACCTACTTCGTCGATTCCTTGACCGTGCTCTCGCGGATGTGCCTGGCCTGGTGCAAGACCCAGCCTGCGGCCTTCTCCGAGAAAACCGGCAAGCCCGACACGAGGGGCGCTTACGGCTTGCTCGGCACCGAAATGATCGGCGCGCTCACGCACCTGCAGCACGTGCGCGACAAGCACGTCATCTACGTCTGCATCCTCGAAGAGAAGCTGGATGACTTCAACCGCCGCATCTACCAGCTGCAGCTGGAAGGTGCCAAGACCTCGGCTGAACTGCCGGGCGTGCTCGATGAAGTCATCACGCTGGCCATCTTGAAGGCCGACGACGGCACGCCGTACCGCGCTTTTGTCACCGGTGCGGACAACGCATGGGGGTTCCCGAGCAAGGACCGCAGCGGCCGACTCGACCCCATCGAAGAACCCCACCTCGGAAAGCTCATCGCCAAGTGCCTCGGCCGCGACGCCGTTGCTGCGCACGCCACCGCTTTTCCGACTACCACCCCCGAATTCCACGCATCCCAGGAGTAAGCCGCCATGTCCAACTGGAACGATTTCAACGACGCTGAACAGCAGCAGTCCTTCGACCTCATCCCCCGCAACACGGCGGCCAAGCTGCGCCTGAGCATCAAGCCGGGCGGTTTCGATGATCCCAGCCAAGGCTGGACCGGCGGCTGGGCCACCCAGAGTTTCGAGACCGGCGCGGTCTACCTTGCCTGCGAGGGCGTGGTGATGGAAGGCCCGTTTGCCAAACGCAAGATCTGGTGGAACGTCGGCCTGCACTCGGCCAAGGGACCCACCTGGGGAAACATGGGCCGGACCTTTATCCGGGCCGCACTCAACTCCGCGCGCAACGTGCATCCGGCGGACAACAGCCCGCAGGCGCAGGCGGCCCGTCGCATCAGCGGGTTTGCCGACCTCGATGGCCTGGAGTTCGCCGCGCGCATCGACATCGAGAAGGACGGCCGGGGCGAGGACCGCAACACCATCAAGGCCGCCATCGAGCCGGACCACAAGGACTACGCCCTGGTCATGGGGGTGGTTCCCAAAGGTGGCATGGGCAATGCGGGAGGCGGCCAGTCAGGTGCGCCGGCAGCAGTCGCCGCACCCAGCTACACGCCCCCGGCTGCTGCAGCACGTCCTGCGTCTTCCACCGTCCCCAGCGGCAAGCCCGCCTGGGCGCAGTAAGGGAGGGCGTGACGATGATGAGCACACCTATCCTGACCACCAGCCACTATGGCGTGGTGCGCTTCGGTGATCTCGCGGTGGAAGCCGTGGTGCTGGAAGACGGTACCCGTGGCTATGTGCAGCGGCAATTGGCCACCGCCATCGGCCTGCACGAATCGCGCCGTGGCAGCCAACTCAAAACCCTGCTCACCGATGTCGCCCCCGGTGCAGCGGAGGTCTTGCAGGAGAACGCCTGCAGCATCCGCCTGCCGTCGGGCCAGACCACGGCGTTCTTTCCGGCTGGGGTGATCAGCGAGGTCGCCTCGGGCGTGATCGACGCCGCGCTCGAAGGTCGTCTGCACCGCAAGCGCCAGCACCTGGTCCCCAACTGCCAGCGCATCCTGAAGGCCCTGGCCAAGACCGGTGAAGTCGCGCTGATCGACGAGGCCACCGGCTACCAATACCACCGTGCCCCCGATGCACTGCAGGCCTTGATCTCGCGCCTGCTGCGTGAACGGGTGGCCAGCTGGGAGCGGCGCTTCAGCCCCGACTACTACCGGGCACTGTTTCGTCTGTTCGGCTGGCACTACCTGGGCCATCAGCAAAACCCGCCGGCGGTGATCGGCCAGATCACGCTGCGCTGGGTGTACGACGTGATCATGCCCCGCGAAATCATCGAGGAAATCCGCAACCGCAAGCGGCTGTCCGACAAGGCCCACCAGTGGCTCTCCGAAGGTGGTCTCGCCCTCCTGGAAAAACAGATCCACGCGGTGACCATGATCGCGCGCTCGTCGATGACCTACCGGGACTTCGACACCCGCTGCGCCACGGCGTTTGGCAGCCAGCCGCTGCAGATGACCCTCTTCATCGGTGCGTTGGAGGGAGGGCAATGAATGGCCGGCCAATGTTGGGCTTGCAAGCGACAGGCCCGTGGCCTCGGCCACAGCGACAACCGCTTCAAGGTCGGCGAATCGCGCCGGTATCCGATGGACTGGGTCTTTTGCAGCCGCAAGTGCCAGGACGCGTTTCACGCGCTCTACGGTCAGTGGCTGCGAACCGACCCTCGGCAGGAGGACGTGCTCATGGTTGATCCGACTGAATTCGAGCGCGCGGCGATGCGCGCCTGCCTGAAGTTCTTCGGCGAGGCCGCCGGTGAGATTGGTTTCGACAAACCGCTGGGGCACTACAGCGAGGCCGAGGCCTTGCAGGTGATCGAGGCGATTGTGACCGGCTGGACGGAGGCCATGGCGGCGCACCACCAGCAGGCGAAATACCCCCCGGTGCGTGGGCTCGCCTCTTACGAGACACAGGCTCCGCAGCCGGTGGCCAAGTTGGAACCGGCTACTGCAGTCGCGCCTTCTCCGGCAGCAACCTTCGATCCGGCCAACCCCTTCGCCGATCTGGAGGATGACCTGCCGTGGGAGACCGGGGAGCCGGTGGCAGGGCAGCCAGTCAAGCGTGGGAGGGCCAAGTGATGTTGGACTTCAATTCCACCTCGACCTTCCCAGAACGCTTCGAGGCCTTGATCGATGCCGGGCTGCAGGCGCGCGAGCAACAGCAGGCACGCCGGCAGTACCTCGGAGCCTCGCGCCTTGGGGTGAGTTGCGAGCGCCAGCTGCAGTACGAGTACGCCCAGGCGCCGGTCGATCCGGACAAGGGCTTCTCGGGCCGCATCCTGCGCATCTTCGAGCGCGGCCATCGCATGGAAGACGCTATGGTCGGCTGGCTGCGTGCAGCGGGCTTCGTGCTCAAGACCGAGGGCAAGGACGGGCAGCAGTTCGGCTTCTCGGTGGCCGATGGCAAGTTGCAAGGGCATTGCGACGGCGTGTTCGTCGGCGGCCCCGAGGGCTTTGTCTACCCGGCGCTGTGGGAGTGCAAAGCGCTGGGCAGCAAGTCCTGGAACGACCTCGTCAAGAAAGGCCTGGCCGTCGCCAAGCCGATCTACCACGCCCAGGTGGTGACCTATCAGGCCTATCTCGGACTGCACGAGCACCCGGCGATCTTCACGGCGGTGAATGCCGACTCGATGGAGATCTACACCGAGCTGGTGCCCTTCGATGCGGCGCTGGCGCAGAAGATGTCCGACCGCGCGGTGCGGGTGATCCAGGCGACTGAAGCCGGTGAGCTGCTGCCACGCGCCTTCGCCGAGGCCAGCCACTTCGAGTGCAAGTTCTGCAGCTATGCGCAGCGTTGCTGGGGAGGTGCGCAATGAGCACAGCTTCCAAGCGCGCCAGTGCACGCAAGACCTACCGCACCGAGTGGGTGGATCGCTGGATGCCGCCCAAACCCCTGGTCGGGCTGCAGGCCATCGAGAAGGTGCTCAATCGCCACACCTTCCTCGTGTGCCCAGAGTCCCGGCTGGTGGTGGCGGTGCTCGCCCGTGCCATCCACGACAGCCTGAGTTTGACCAACCGCCGGATACGGCGCGAGGCGAGGCGCTTTCTGCTCGGCGACGACCTCACGCTCTGGTGTGACCTGGTCGGCTTGCATCCGGACTTCGTGCGCTTCGTCGCCCGCAAGGCCGGCTATCTCGCCGACGAGAAGGCGCACTGGCAGAAGGTCCCGATCAAGATGCCGGTCCTGCTGGTTCCTGCCGAGCCGGTGGTCAGCGCCAGCAGCGCGCCCGTGCATTCCATCACTTGCCATACCCACAACCATCCGCCACAGGGAGGGCTGATCCATGCTTGATTTCAATTCGGTGCCGCCGCAGGCCTTCCCCGCTGGCGGTGATCTCAACCAACAACGCGACGCCATCCGTGCCGATCTGCTGGCGCGGCTGGAGTCGGTGCTGATGACGCTGCTGCCAGCCGGCAAGAAGCGTGGCCAGAAGTACCTCGTCGGCGACGTGCTGGGCAGCCCCGGCGACAGCCTCGAGGTCTCGCTCAAGGGGGAAACCGCTGGCCTGTGGCACGACCACGCCACCGGCGAAGGCGGTGACATCTTCGATCTGATCGCCGTCCACCATGGGCTCGACACCCAGGCGGACTTCGCCCGGGTGCTGGAGATCGCCGGGCAACTGGTCGGTCGGGCCGCCAGCCATCCGCCCAAGCGCAAGAAGGCGGAAGCCCCGGTCGACGAGCTCGGCCCGGCTACCGCCAAGTGGGACTACCTGGATGCCGCCGGCAACCTGATCGCCTGCGTCCACCGCTACGACCCGGCACCGGGCCGCAAGGAGTTCCGTCCCTGGGATGCCAAGCGCCGCAAGATGGCGCCCCCCGAGCCGCGCCCGATCTACAACCAGCCGGCCCTTGTCTCCGTCGAACAGGTGATCCTGGTCGAAGGCGAGAAGTGTGCGCAGGCCTTGATCGAGGCAGGCATCACCGCGACGACGGCGATGCACGGGGCCAATGCGCCAGTCGACAAAACAGACTGGTCGCCCCTCTCCGGCAAAGCGGTACTCATCTGGCCAGATCGGGACAAGCCGGGTTACGGCTATGCCGAGGCCGCTTCGCAAGCAGTGCTCATGGCCGGGGCCACATCCTGCGCCATTCTGCTGCCGCCCGACGATAAGCCCGAGGGCTGGGATGCAGCGGATGCCTTGGCTGAGAGCTTCGATGTGGCGGGTTTCATTACCACTGGGCCGCGCATCACGGTGCAGCCCTTCGACGATGACCAAGCGCCATCGGCTCACTTCGATGCTGCCGACCATGACGACGCTCACGACAGCGATGCCACGGTCTGGGGCACCGAGGATGCGCTGGCGGTGAGTTTCACCCGCCGCTACCAGCGTGACTGGCGCTACATTGCGGCCTGGGGCAAGTGGTTGATGTGGGATGGGCAGCGCTGGAGGGCCGAGGAAACCTTGGCCGCCACCGATCTGATCCGTCACGTCTGTCGCCACGCGGCGGTCCGGGCAGACAACAGCAAGGTCGCAGCCAAGCTCGCAGCCAGCAGTACCGTGGGCGGGGTGGAGCGTCTGGCTCGGACCGACCGTCGGCACGCGGCGACCACCGATGAGTGGGATGCGGATATCTGGCTCATCAACACACCTGGGGGCGTCGTCGATCTGCGCACCGGGCGGATGCGCCCGCACGACCGTGCCGACCGGATGACCAAGATCGCTTCGGCCACCCTGATGCCGGGCAGCACCTGTCCGACCTGGATGCGGTTCCTGGAGCAGGTCACCGGTGGTGATGCCGAGCTGCAGTCCTACCTGCAGCGGATGTTCGGCTACTGCCTGACCGGCGCGACCAGCGAGCACGCCTTGTTCTTCCTCTACGGCACCGGCGCCAACGGCAAGTCGGTGTTCGTGAACACGCTCTTTACGCTGCTCGGGGACTACGCCGCCAACGCGCCCATGGACACCTTCATGGAAACGCGCGGGGATCGGCATCCCACCGATCTGGCCGGGCTGCGGGGTTCGCGCTTCGTGGGTGCGACCGAGACCGAACAGGGCCGGCGCTGGAACGAGTCGAAGATCAAGGAGATCACCGGTGGTGACCGAGTGTCCGCGCGCTTCATGCGCCAGGACTTCTTCACCTATGTGCCGCAGTTCAAGTTGGTGATCGCCGGTAACCACAAGCCAGCGATTCGCAACATCGACGAAGCCATGCGCCGGCGCCTGCACCTGATCCCCTTCACGATCACCGTGCCCCCGGAAAAGCGCGACAAGCAGCTGCAGACCAAGTTGCTCGCTGAGGCCAACGGCATCTTCAGCTGGGGCGTCGAGGGGTGTCTGGCTTGGCAGAGGGAGGGGCTGCGCCAGCCCCAATCGGTGCTGGATGCGACGGACGAGTACTTCGAGGCGGAAGACGCGCTGGGCCGCTGGCTCGAGGAGCGCTGCGTGCGCCACCCCAACGCCAAGGCGCTGACCGCTGAGCTGTTCAGCGACTGGAAGCAGTGGGCGGAGGCGGCTGGGGAGTTCGTGGGCGCCCAGCGACGTTTCTCGGATCTGTTGCTGACCCGGGGGTTTGAAAAGTGGCGCAACTCGGTAGGGGTCAGGGGATTTCAGGGCTTGGGGCTCAAGGAGCTGCCGAAAGACCGCTTTACCCCCTACGCCGACAACTGACCCGAACCATGAATCGATGCGGGACTGACACAGCTGACGTAGTTGCTGATTTACCCCCATACGCGCGCACGCGTGTAAGAGGTTAACCGGTAGCTGAGTCAGCTGCGTCAGACCGCCCAAAACACAGGACTGACGAACATGA